GTATTCTCTCCGTTTTTCACAAAAATCATAATTTAGGGTTTACAGTATATAAGATAATGAATGGCGTATATAAGCCATTTATCAAAATATCGGGTGCTTATAAGTGCTTATATGATAATACTGTTGTCTATTTGTGTCTTCAAGTATTCATATAAACCCTTACGATGTATTCTCCAATGTGTCCCTATTTTGAACGCTTTAAGACTATTATTATAACATAGACTATAAATTGTTGATAGGGGTACACCCAGCATTTGAGACACTTCCTTTGGAGAAAAAGTAATTCTATTCTCCCATGTCATCGAGGGAGTGTGAGTAAAATCATCAACATCAATATTTAAATAGGTCATAAGGCTCCTTTCGTAGACTAAAGGAAATCTTAGTAGACTTGAGATATGAAAGAATAGTAAAGAATCTTTAAGAATCTCTTTCTTTGATTTATCATCATCATCAACAATCATCATTAAAGAATCTCTAGTCCCATATCTGTCATAATAATAAATATGAGGTTCTAGTCAGAATCGACTGGAACCTCATAGATTCTATTAGATACTATATATACTTTTCGTCTCTTTTCTTCGGTTGATGCCACAATTAATTTTTTGTTTAATGGTGACACAATTAATTTCTGCCTAATTATCCCGTAGCTCTCTAATAGCTTTTATACATCTATTATTATGCGAACTATTTGTATAATTAGGCAATACAGATTCATTCAGCCAATCCTCAAGCTGTTCAGCTGTCAGCTCAGTAAGTTGACTATCTTCATCCACATCCATTCGCTCCATAAAGTAAGACACCCCAATAGTTAGGGCATCCAATCTATCATCATGACTCAGAGCGTTCTTATCCCGACATAAACGTGTCATTTGATAAATCAGGGAATAATGATAGTCCTGTTGGAAGACCTTAAAGTCCTGTTCGACTACAGGACGATTCACAATGAGCTTATGCCGCATCATAACAGGTTCTAGGGTGTCTATCATACGTAATTCCTTTTGCCCTCTATTGGTAACAGGCTCAATGCCGCAAGGGTGAATTTTATTGAAGATAGGTGTCATTAACTTAGTGAACATGCCGTCCCCAAAGTTATCTTCTGGAACTACAACATCCACATTCCAAAACTTAGCACGATTTGCCATCTGAGTCAGCGTTAAGTCCGAATAGCCCTCTTTAAAGCCCCCTACGTCCATGAGGAACAAATAGCCATTCAGGTACTTTAAGATTGCGTAGACTGTTTCGTCCTTCCCACGGCCAGAGGGGTCTATAGCCATCACTGTTGTCTGATATGACATCGTTTCGGGACTACGGGACAGCTCACTGTAGTAATAGTCCCCTGCCATGGCTGTACAGGGAATATCAGACAAGAGCTGTTCCCTTCCTTTTGCCCACGCCCATTTAAGGCTACTTTCCTTCATATCAAGGTTAGTGATAATCAAATCAGACACCTTCAACGGATATTTTTCCGCATCAGACAACCGAGTATTGAGCATATACTGTAAAGCAAACCCTGCTTTCCCATAAGACAAGGAACGCTTCGCAATTTCTTCCTCATTGAATCGCAAGGGGTCTGTAGGCTTCCCCTCAAGACTAGGGTCAGCTTTCAGTTTGTTCCAAATAGAAGGAGCGAGGGAATCGCCATAATTATCTTCTACCCTTGATAATTGAGGATACAAGACAGGCCAGATACGTGCAATGTATCCACGGTCTTGTAAGGTATTGTATAGACTCGATTCAGTCTGTGGTGTACCAAGATATATGATCTGGCCGTTCGGTTTCAAGATAGCATCAAATTCCTTTACGGCCTCTGAGAGCTTATCACGCTGTTGCTGTGTTGCTGAGTTTTTCGGGACTTCTACGTCATCGGCAATCAGAATGTCTGCACGTGTCCCTGTAATCTGCCCAGTGATACCAATGGACTTTACAGAGGGGGAAATATCAGGAACGACACCACCAACATCAAAGATATTCTGTGTGTCTAACTGCCCCTTGTCTGCAATCATATCAGACAGGAAAGGGAGTGTCTGAATGATACGCTTGATAAAGCGAGCGTTCGCATCCGCTCTGTCCCCAGAGGCAGACACAATTAAAATCTTTAGCTGTCTTTCCTTCCACAATCTCCACACCACATAAGCACATGTCAAGAAGGACTTAGCGACACCACGGAACCCCTCAAGAATGATACGGTCTTTAGGGGGGTTCTGGAGATAGTTTGCAATGTCAATCTGAATGGGTGTCGGCTGTGGAAGGTCAATAGACCGCCATACAATATAGACAAATGCCCAGAAGTGTTCACGTGCCTTCTGGACATCCGCTTCACTCCATTTCAATCTATCACCCTTCTTTCACGAGTTCCATGAAGTCAGGAATCTTAGAGGCTTCCTGCTTTACTTCTTTGACACCTTCAATCTCAACGGTAGTGTTGAAATCGTTGTCTTTCAAGAACTGCCGTACCTTTGCGAGGAAGGCAGGATTTTTACGCTGTTCTTCATCCTCAAGCCCTTCTAAGAGGGCCTGCACTTCTTCGGTTGCCAAGCGGTCAATCAATTCCTGTGGAATGTTAAAATTAGCCATATATCATCATCCTCTCTCCATACTACATACTTTTAAATCTTTGTGTGTCTTCCCAAATATAATGATTGCACTAGGGAAAGGCGCACTGTTCTTACTTTCTCCGAACTTCAAACGTCCTTTGATGAAACGAATCTCCGAGGCTTTCATGGCGTATTCATGCCACCACTTTGTGTCTGTGCGTGAAGGCACGAGGCAGACAACGGTTGCCTCTGCTTCCATGGCTTTCTTCATCCATGCTCCTATTTTTTTTCCATAGGGTGGGTTCATCCAACAGACACCCTGCCAGTCTTGAGATAAACCATCATCAAGGGGTGAAAAGAACTTAGAGCATTTTGCATTTTCAGAGGTAGCACATACATCTATGTCAAAATGAAATTCATCATCCAATTTATTAAATAACTCTTGTGGTGTCTCCCACACTTCATTTTCACTGCTATATAAAGCCTTATTTATCGCCACTACAATCACCTTTCAAAAATAAAAATAAGCCACCTAGGATTATACCTAGATGGCTTTAAAAACGCCTTACAGGGGCATACAGAGTGATATTTTACCGACTACATCCCCAAATCAACAAGCCACCTGCAACGACCCAAGCCAAATCACGCTGTCGCTCCATCCGCTTTACTGACTTATTCAGAGAGGCCGTTTGCTTTTGCAATTCCGTCAAGTTCTGCTTGTAATCGGTCAAGTACACTTGCGCTTTCGTCAGCTCTTTCTGAGATTCTGTTAGCTGTGTCTTGAGCTTCTGTGAGTCCTGTTTCTGCGCTGTTGACTGCTTCTGTAGCTCTGTCACCATCTGTCGTAAGCTGTTGAATTGTTCGGTTGACATTTCGACTTTCTGTGGACTCTGTGCGTGAGCTGTAGAAGTAGACACAGAGGGAAAGACACAAAAGCACACCAACAGTGAAAGACACAAGCAGAGCTTTTTTATTCTGTTGGTCATTTAACATCTTCCTTCCCCTTTTCTAAATCTTCCTCTAATTCATCTGCTTCCTCTTTAAGCATTGCAAAATTAACAATTCTATCCAACATTTTTACTTCTGTTACAGCTAAACGTGCAAAAAAGCGCAACAAGTCATTATCAGACATCTCATTAATATTTTTGCACATTTCTTTACGAATATTATCATACATATCTAATTCAGCTCCTCATACCATTCATTCATATCTACTTCGGTGTCTCCAATATATTCATGTGCGCTCCACTGCCAACCTGCTACATGCTTATCAGGGTAGTCCTGCACAAATCCATTGTATCCACGGTAATCTGCAATCCAATACGGTACATAGTCAGCAAGCAAGTTAGGCCGAATGGAGTTTGTCATGTAATCTGTGCATTTCAAAGTAGAGGTATAAACCCCTGCTCTGTGTCCTGCTTCATTGCAAGCGACAATAAAAGCTGAACAAAGGGCTGTGGTGTCTACACCTTCTGCAAAACATTCAGCGGCTTCACAATCGTACCAAATCCCCATAGGCGGCACATCATCACCAAGGAGTGCCAATACTGTCTGAGCTTCTTCCCTTGCTCTTTCTGGTGTCTGAGCATGAGAGAAACAATAGACACCCCAAGGGATGCCTCTAGCTTTACATTCTTCTGCGTGTCTTACCCATGTGTCTTCTTCGGAACACCCTTCGGAAATTTTGATGATGACACCTTGAACCCCTGCGGCCGCTACAGCATCATAATCAATATTGCGCTGATAATAGGAAACGTCAATTACTTTACTGGTCATCTAATTAGCACCCCCTACATTGAAAGTGTGATAAATACATAACATTAAAATAGACATAATCCAACAAGACATAAATATAAGGCTAAATTTTTCACTATCATCTACATCAAAACTTACAAGTGTCAAGAGAAATAAAATACTTTGAATAATACATAGGAATTGTCCAAAGTCAATCATCTAATTTGTCCACCTTCTTCTCTTTTGCAATCTGAGCAAGCGCACCCCTGATAAAGCTAGGGATGTACTGCCCATAACCAACACGATCAATATTTTCAACAATACTAAGGGCCTCTACCACTGCAAAGGCTCCAATGAATAACGTCCGTACCATGTGAGTGTGCATCGCTGAATCCAGCAATACACCCATACCAATGATAAGGAACATAGCGGCCTTCTTATATAAGCCATGTGTCGCAATCGAACTTGCAAAGGCATGGAGCTTGAAGGAAGCCCAAAGGCCTGTGAGAATATCACAAGCCACAAGGACAACCAAAGCATTAATCTGCTCATCCACACCACCCACAAGCTGATTGAAACACAACCAAGCAATAGAAAAAAGACAGCCAATCTTTACTTCTGTGGCTGTCCATAAGTTCCATAGTGTATACATCATCTTATGTAGTGTACCTCGTTTCATTTTTCATCTTCCTTTTGTTCCTTTAAGATGGCATGGGAAATGCGAGCATCAAGAATCCAAATATACGTGTCAATTATCTCTACTTGTTCTTGCATTAAATAACGCTCTGTGTCATCAAGATTGTGATAGTTATTATTTTTGAATCTTGTTAGTTTTTCCCACTTCTCTACTAAATCTTTTCGTTCATCCATCATACGATAAATATAATCTTTCATTATTCAGACACCTTCTTTCCTACACAGTTCCCATTGTCATCAATCATCCAGCCCATACCGTCAAGCACCTTATCAATATCCTCTTTGTATTTTGGGAATCTTGTGATAACTGCGTTGTACTTTAGTTTCTGCAAAATAATTTGGTATGCTAGATATTTAGCCATTCGTAGACACTCCTTCCATTAAGGTATTTACGGCGTCCTCAAGAACCGCAATGCGTTCAGACAAAGAGGGGGTCTGTTCTTTTGTGTCTTCTTTTTTTGTAAACACAAAACCCTTATCGTTGTCAAAAGTTACCGTGTCACCAACTTCACACTGCTTGTCTGTCACATCTACCCAGTATGTCTTAGGACTGAAAATGGTTGATAATTGTTCCATTGGCATTTCCGTTTCAAATATGTACAAAACTTCTCCATATAAAAGCTGTGCAAATCTATTCATTTTAAATATCACCCCCGTATTCTACATTAACCCAACCTGTTCCACCTGCATTTGCACCTGTATCCCATGTACTACCACCAGAACCACCATCACCATAAGAAGTACCATTATGAACTGATAGGTCGTTATAGATGAAATACCCCCCTTGTCCCCCTACGGCTGTAAGGGAACCAAAAGAAGAAACTCCACCATTACCTGCATAGTTATCTGAATATCTTCCTGAATACCCAGAATCAGCATTAACAAAGGGATAACCCCCTGCTCCGACTACAACTGTATATGTATTGTGTGGTATCACATCAATGGTAGCCGTGTTCTTAGCTCCGTTCCCTCCTGTAGCCCCTCTATATTCAGTGGATGCTAGGCTAAATTTCCATTTAGAGGCAAACCCACCACCGCCACCACCAGCAACGGTAACTCTGGCTTTCGTAACCCCAGCAGGGCAAGTCCATGTATATGTCCCTGCATTTGTATATGAATCCATATGATAAGGAGGCTTCCCACTTGTGAGTATTGCCCATTGAGAACCTGTATGTTCCTTTACTCTCCCCATGGTAGCTCTGCTATCATTTTCAGCTCCTAAAGGGATGTAGGCTTGCACACCATCAACTTTAATGTACGAATAAGCATCTCCTGCTTCTGCCTGAGTGGTATAGAGTTTAACGGTTTGTTCTGTCGAGCCTTTTCTAATATGTATTGTTTTATTTAATTCTGCCATATCAATACACCCACAATTCAGCACCATTAGGAAATACTAAGTGTCCATCTGTATTAAATGGTTTTGGGACATCTCCCCATGTCCCATCTGCTTTCAAAAACTTTTCCTGCTGTCCTGCTAAGGGTGCAGGAACTTTACCACCAAGTCCATCCGATGACGCTGTGGCCCCTTTAAAGTCCTGAAAGACACCTGCTGATTCTGCGGCCTGTTTAGCACTGTTAGCGGCGGCCGTCTCTGAATTATGCGCATTAGTGGCACTCGTAGCAGACGCACTCGCACTAGACGCACTGGCAGAGGCACTTGCACTTGCATTAGTTTCCGATGTTTTTGCATTGGTTTCAGAAGTCTTCGCCTTAGTTTCAGAGGTCTTTGCGTTTGTCTCAGAACTCTTAGCGTTCGTTGCGGACGTTGCCGCTTCCTGTGCCTTCGTTTTACTATACAAAGACCACTCTTTAGAACTCTGTGTCTTCCCTGTGGTACTATCCGTATCCGCTTCACCATCTGGAGAATCCGTAGCTTCTGCCCACTTCTTAGCCTTTTGATGAGAAAGTTCGGAGTTGGTTTCTGAAGTTTCCATGTAGTTTTTCGTTACGGCATCTTGAGGGTCTTTGGGGTCACTTACGTTAACGACACGATGCTTCAATGCATCCCAAAGAACCTCTTTATCACTCGTTACTTTCGTAGAAATAGCATGAGCCATAATATAATCTTGCTGTTCTTCCTGCAAGTGGAGCATCTGAGCATCTTCTGTATTCATGTCCCGTGCCAGCAAGATAGAGCCATCATTCCACGTAACAATCTTATCTGTACTTGTCTGTCGATAAATAATGATATGTTCTCCAACCTGTGTAGGTGTGGTCAAAGACACAGATAAATCATTTACTGTGTAGCCTACCCCATACTCCAATGCTGTTTCCGTAGCATCGGAGTGAAGGATAGACACCATGACAAACTTCTTACGGAGATATGAAAAGGGGAACGTATACGTCGTTTTTGTCCCATCGGTCACTTCATATTCCACACGAGCTTTAAAGCCTGTTGTGTTTGCCACTATCTATCACTCTCCTTTTATTTAGCTTTCAAACTATTTAATTTTGCCAGTGTGTCTATAGCCTGCGTGTAGGGGATAAAATCAGGAACAGGAGCCAGGTTTAATAGCGCCCTCAAATCCTTTTGTGTCCCCTTGCTGGTAGCCAGACGATAGGCACTGCGAATTGGTTTCCATGTCATATCCGACAAGGTATCCACAGCAGGCAACTGTTGGACACTATTGCCCACAAAGTCCCCAAAGTCTTTAGGGGGATTATTTCGATACTGAGATACTGTCGTTCTGATTGTGGGAGCGCCTGTGCCAGCTTCCCAGAAGTCATTTGCAACACCCATAGGCGACAGGAAACCTGTTCGGAAAAATGCGGCCTTTGCAAGGGCCTTGTCATTCAGATAATTTTCCTTGATGTAGTTAGCAGCGTCTGTCTGTCCAAGCGCATACAGAGCGGCCATCTTAGCTCCGTTACGAGCGGCAAAAGCGGCTGTATTGGTCATAAGAGACAATGCAAAGGCCATGGCATCCTGAGCTTCATGTTGCTGTAACATGCGCATAAACTGAGTGTTGTTAGAGCGCATATTGAAGTCTTTAAACATCATGACAAGACGCATTAAAGAGTTTGTGTCTTTCAGCATATTTCTGTTGCCTTCGGACGAACTTAATAAGACACTCTTTTCTACCTGATTCTGCATCAGATCATACCAAGCCCAAAAGGTATCAGGTCTTTCTTTTCTCCATGCATCTACATCAAAACCATCTGCAACAGTCCCCTTCTTGCCATCCCACTTCACATAGGTACGCAAGTCTTTTTTCATCTGTGCAAGGTCTACGTGTCTGCCAAGAGCCTTGATATTTGCCTTGCTAAATGGATTACGTAACGCATTGAAGGTTTCTCCATGCGCCCACCGAATCGAGTCTGTAATGGCCGCACTACGAGCAGAACGAACCATTGTGTCTGTCATATGTCCAAGCATGTTAATCTGTGAAGTGAACTTGCCCAGATTGTGTGTCATATCAGCCGCACTAATCAATAGGTTGTCCACCCCAAAACCACGTTTAGACAAGGCATTACGGGTCTGTTTGTCCCCCCAATTCCCACGGAAAATGTAGCGTTCTACAGGTTCCCCAAAGACATGCCACGAGAGGTCTTCAACCATCTTAGAATTAGCTTTCCCAAGACGAACATCCTGTACGAATTTCCGCAAGGGATTGAAGACACCAAATACCTGTTTTAGACCACCATAGGCGATAGCGCCCCCTAAATCTCCTAACTGGTTCCATCCCATCGAGCCACCACGCTTGAAGTATGCAAAGTTATTGAGAATCTTTGTGACTGCTGAACCTTCATCATAGATGTTTCGTTCGTAGTGGTCACGCATCCCACGGAGTCGTGCAATGTTGTCTAAGAACCACCGCTTGTTTTTTTCGGCTGTGGAACTGTTGATACGCCCATCATTACCCATGGAAGCAAGTCGCAATTCATGGAGTACCTTCTTCACGAAAGCACCATATTCATTGGCAGAACCAAGGACATTACGGACTGCTACTTCACCTGCAAAACGTCTATTCGTTCTGTTCAGTGTGTGTTCGAGGTCATAGTATCTAAGGTCATTATCAAAGGAGAAGGCTTTAACAACATTTCCTTCTGCATCTTTAATATCCATGACAATTCCTGTGTCCATTGGAAGACGCCCACGGAAGAAGTTCAAGTCCCCTAGTTTCGAGGAAGCACCATCGGTGTCTAAACCATCCAACTTATCCTCAAGAGGTTGCATGATGTTGTCTGCCCACTCTTTGCATTTTGTCTTGCGGAACTCATCAATTTCTGCATCCGTGGTGTCTTTCACAGTATGTGCACGTTTCTGTTCGAGGTCTTCTTTAACTCGTTTGACCTTTTCAGAACTCTTGCGCCCCTCTTTGTTCAGATAATTTTCAGCATCATGTATTTCACGCTGTAACTTCAATTCCTTTTCTCGTTTAATCATGTCCCCTATGAGCTTTCGGGAAGTCGGTGTGTTGGAAGCGGCTAATGCATATTTCTCCATAAAAGCTCTCGCTCCCCTATCACCTGTGGTGGTGAAGTTAGACACAAACTCCCTATAAGCATCAGGGTCAACTAAGCGATGAAATTCATCATCAACTGAATACCATCCATCCTCAATCAAGTTACGTTCTGTAGAACCACCAAAAATAGAGGATGAGTTTTTGCCAAGGTCAATACGGGTATCATAAAGATTCTGCAAAGACTTGACGGCCTTCATGACATTCTGGTCTACCATCTTATCATCAATGTTAATGTGTGTCTGCTGGTTAGACAAGCTATTGAACTTATCAATGACAAGCTTATCAAATTCTTGTCTATGGGCATCTCCCTTGCGGAAAGGATTAATGACACCCATTGTCCCATAGTGGTCACGAATCCATTCTTTACGAGCATCAAGAATCTCACCTTTGTATTTATCAAGTTGCCCCATGAGATAGTCCTTCATACGTTCAGCAGACGGCATGTTGGAACCATTACGAGATGTACCACGACGCTGTGCATCTTCCCATAATTCAGAGGCTTTCTTCGCAAGCGTCATAGAAGGAGAATGATAAGCGACCCCATACGGAGTACGAGTCAACGCTGTATTATCCATCCATCCCGATAAGGTATTGACGGTCTTTTCAAAGGCTGTCTTTCCTTTTCGTTCCTGCGCCAATTCATCTGCACTCTTTTCATAGTCGAGAAGACTTTCAGGAGCAAGCATGTTGTCTTTCGAGAAATGGACACCATTCTGAATAATGCTTCCATCGGGATTGATAATGATACCCTGCTTTTTCAAGCTCTGGTAGCGAACCGCTGTATTGACCATGTCGAGAATCTCGTTGTTGGTGAATTTTGATTTGTCACCAAAACCCATTTCCTTTAGGCCTTCTCTAAAGCTAGACACCAAGGAATGACTCGATTTACGGCTCAACATATCATGCTGAATGGCATAACCGAGAATTTCTTCGGGGTCTGTGCTATTAGCAAGTCTTGCGGCCTGAGCAAATTTAGATGTTGTGTCTTTTGATTGAGTAGACACAAAATCCATCAAGGACTGATAGCGGTCAGTACCTATGGTGTCTTTTAGAGATTGATGAACACCAATTTCATGTGCTAAGACACCATCTAATTCTTTAGCTCCCTTGATATTGTCTTTGACTACTACAGTATAATCACCATGAGGGACAAAGAAACCTTTCGTGTTATCCGACACTTTGATACCCATGGAAGCTCCAAGTTTCTTTGCGTCTTTCAGCGACAATGCATATACATCATCACGATCCACTACGGAACTTGCAATCTTACCTTCCTGCTTCGTGAAGTATTCTACATCATGAAGTTTGGAAGCGGCTTCCTTTGTATCCACGATAGTGTAGGGTGTCTTGAGTCCCACAGCTTCACGAGCGGCGCTTGTTTCAATCCTATCTGCTGTGCGGGCCAGATTAGCTACAGCAGGGTCTTTGTGGAACAAGTTCTTTCCTGCCATTCCAAGGGTACGTAAGACACCCCCTGAAATCCCTGCAATCATAGCGGCCCCTGCGATACTGTCGTCTGTGCCATTACCCATGTTGGCGGCATGTTGCTGAATAGCCCCCATAGCGGCCATGTTTAATGCTGTGTCCCCAATTCTTTTAGCACCCCCTGCACTGAGAATCTTTTCAGCAGAGGCCTTAGCGGCGCTATCAATGATACGTGTGTCTTTCACCACACCACCAAGTGCCTTCATAATCTTCCCTGCCTGTAAGACCTTCAATTCAGGAAGGGCATTTAATGGGTCTAAGACAGCCCCTAAGACAGTACCAAGGGTATGTGCGCCTACCGAATTGTAGTAAGCGGCGTACTTTGTGTCTTCGGCCATCTCATCGGACTTCTTTTGTAATAGGTAATACAACTGTGTAGGGTCTTTCGCATTATCAATAATCCATTGTGCCTCTGCTTCATTGCCACTCCCCATGGCGGCCTTGATGTAGTTACGGTCTGCATCGGTAATCTTATCACGACCAAAAGCATCAAGGTCACTGTGGAAGAGGTCAGTATACAGAGCATCAACAAACTCATACGCAAAGTTGCCACTGCGTTTGAAGTCATGCCAAATACCCTCAAGGATAGAAGGCTTTTCTTTTAGGGAGTCTTCATAGGCTTTCTGCATCTGGAGTTTTGCGTCTGCAAGTGCCTGTATTTCAGGACTCACCATGTTCTGCATCTTAGGAGTAAAGACACCCTCACCAAAGGTGGTTGTTGCCTGTTTAGGCCCTAAGAGAGCATTGACTTCTTTAGATAGGTCAGGATTAGCTACATGAAGGTGAGGGCCTGTTGCACCTGGGTCTTCTTCTAAGTTATGCGCACGTTCGGTAAAACCAAGCTCCCCTGCGTACTGATATAACTGTTCAAGAATAGGGTCTCCCCATTGCAAGCCTTCCCATGCTATATCAGCGGCCATCCCTTTTGGGTGTGCACCTTCTGGATTATGTGGGCCATATTCTTTCCCCCCTGTAAGAAGGGGTTCCACCCCTAACTCTCTTGCCTTTTTAAACAGCATCCCCAACCGTGGATACAAACTAGGGTCAATCCCCTGCATATCATCGGGTAAATAGGAAGTGTAGTCTTCTGTGTCTGTTCCCCCACTACTGGAACCACTAGAACCTGTAGCAGACGCATCATAGCTTTCGCCCCCATAAAGGTTTGAATAGACCTCGCCTGCTACCTGTTGTCTTAGGTCAAGTGCCTGTCCTTGACAACGTTCGTAGTAATCAGCAATAGCGGCGGCGGCGCTTTCAGCACTAGACAAGTCAGAGTTAGAAATCTCTTCCAAGGCTTGTGATTCTGTATTATGAAGTTCCCAATCAACGAACTCTAACTGTGCATAAATGTCTGTGGAATCATATCCATGTTCATCCATGAAGCTTCTGAAATTCGCCTGTCTGCTCTCATCGAGCCATTGCGCAATCCCATACGCACCATTAGGGGATGTAATATCAGGCTTGATGTCCTCACCGCCACCCGTTTCAACTGCAAAGTTAGCGGCGAACCCTGCGGCCAGTGTTGGTGAATATCCATGTTGGATAAACCAATTATAGACAAGGGACATATTATTTGAAACTGCCATTGTGTCTTATCTCCTTTCTATTTAATCCCCATATACCCATTTCTTTAAACGAGCCACTGCACTGCTTGCCTGTTCAGCGATAACCTCTCCTACAGAGCCAGAGTGTTCAGCTACATCCTTAGCCTGTTCTTCTGTTACACCACTGTCACCAACATAGGTAGCTGTGTAATCTGTTGAATCAGAAGAAGAGTTACTGCTACTAGAAGTGGAAGGGGGAACATAAGTAGCTACATACTGAATTTCATTAGCCATATCAGAGCCAGAAAGCTGTGTATAGTTCCCATTCGCTTTCTCTGAGAAAGACCACGTATTAGAGGCTTCATCATAAGACACGCTGATATTATCGGGTGAAACTCCCCAATTATCAGCATAATAGTAACTCAGGGTATTCAAGGCTTGTTTAGCAAATGCCGCCTCTGTGTCTGGAGAAAGCCCACTATTAAAACAGTTCTTTGGAAAGACAGCCCCTTTGTAATAAGCATAGGCATCTCTAATATCGTTACAAGCAGAATCTAAGGCGGCTTGCGGGTCATGATAAGCTAAGTTATACATCAAAGCCCTGTCCTTTACGGTTTCAGCAATTTGTGCATCATCATAAGAGATAGTAGGAGAATCACTGCCATCCCAGCTTTCCATGCCACCAATAGACCAACCACCTGCGGCAATACTTCTAATCTGCGCCATGTAGTTTTGTTTATCCTGTTCGCTGGTGTCTTTAATACGACAATAGTTGGCGTACCCTCGAACGAGTGCATTGTCTGCATCTTCCTCACCTGACGCATGGGAGAAGTTTACAATCGCTCCGATAGCGGCGTCTACCTTACTGCCGAAAGCACCTGCAAACTGTCCATGATTAATGTTACGAGCCTTTACAAGATAAATGATGGAGTTAGGTACACCATTCGCTTCTACACTGTCTGCTGTGGCACTGTTAATGGTCTGTAAGACACTATTCACTAACTGTTCTTTTACGTTGCTTACACCTGAATAAGTGTAGAGCTTCATAAGTTTCTGTGCCTTTGTGTCTTCATCCGCATCACTACTGATAATCTGATTTTCGTACTCCTGAAAAGCACTAAGAATCGTGCCTGAATCAACAGCCTTGCCACCAACTAAAGGTTTACCAATGGAACTGCCATAACCATCTTTTACAGGGTTATCGTCTTCCATGAAGGCCCGAATGTTTTCCCTAGCAGAGGCAGAACTTGCCTGAGATTTGGCGGCTGTAGTAACCCCTTTAGCTCCAACCTTAGCAATACGAGCCTGAGCGGCCTTATGCTGATTTTGAAGAGACTCAATTTCAGGTAACATCCCTGTAAGAATTTCAGCATTATCCCGATCTGAACGATTGCCAGACTGCCCCATTTTAATTACATCGGTATAGACACGATTCATGTCTTTATCTTTACCATACTTCTTAATGAAATCCATCTTTGATTTTTCCATATGGGTTTTACGATACGCAACATTCAGGGTGTCTAATTCCATGGTGTCTACCAAGTCCCCCATCGTCTGTGTCGTACCATCTAAGCGTGTCTGTACAGGAATACGGTCAAGGATAGTAGCTTTAAAGTTCTTAAAGTCCTTGATTGTTCCTGTGGTAATAATTTCTTTGGTGAAATTATCAACAAGTGTCTGTCGCTGTGAAGGATTCAGCCCCATCAAGCGACTCTGATTGAAAATCTCTGTAAGCTTCTGTACTTGTTCATCACGAGTCATAGTAGGAGCATCATAAATGAGATTCCCTAATTCAGACTTAATGTTATTGAAGGTTTCAGCGATTCTGTCTTCAATATCACGCTGAACATGATTACTCATCAACGTTTGCTGATTTTCAATATTCTTGTCATTGAATCCCTGCTCAAAAGACACATTATTATCAATGAGTCCTTTGTCAATGAAGCGCTGTCGATACTTCTGTACAAAGTCGTCATACCGCTTCACTTCCTCATCGGGAGTACGAGCAGGACTATCACCAAATTCTTCTGTGTATGCAAGTTTTGCGGAGTCACCTAAAGCCTGTCCACGCAACTTGTCGCTGTATGCGATAAAATAAGGATTATCTAAGTTATTCCCATAGCCGTATGTCAAGGCCATGTCAAGTGTATTAAGTTTCTGTCTGTCTTCCTCTGTGGTTGACGCAATGAGTCTGTTGGCTTCTGTAAGGCCCTCTTCATTCATGCGCTTTTCACGGTCTGTGATGAAAGACAACCAACTACTATTGAGATTATTAGCCGCACTTGCAAACATGGAAGCGGACGAGGACGAGGGGTTAGTACCTCTAACACCCTGTACCTCTGTCAAACGCTCTTGATATGTTGCATCAGGTTGCGGCATAAATTGCATTTCTGTGCCTACAGCACTAGCAATCCGTTTCGCCATGTAGCACCGCTCCTTGAAATACCCCCAGTAGACCAATCATAAGACAAGCCGCTACTCATGTCACCGCTAAAGTACCCATTGATAGCGTTGCTTGCAAATAGACCATGAGGATTGAATAAATTCATACTGTCATACTTTGCAGACGCTTCGTCGAGGTCTACAATTCGTGTCCCAATCCCTGTATTGTGAATGTCTTCACTGTGGATATAGGGGTCAAGATTTACAGGCGTAATGTCACCTGTATTTCTATCAAGTGTCTTTCCATGTCCGCCTTCAACACCTGCTTTCTTTCTCATACTACTAATACCTTGTAGAGCATTATAAGTATTCAAGTAATCAGAAAACATTTCCATTGCCTGTGTGAAATAAGAGGGTGTCTCAACCGACGGAATACTATTGATAGCATTGCGTGTAGAGATAAGCGCCGCTTCCTTGTTGAGGTCAATCTCATTCATCTTCGTTTGATAATTAGCCTGAGACTGAGAGGCAACACGTGATTCATCTGCACGAATACTTCGATTAATCAAGTTAGCTGTTCTGCCACCCCCTGCCAGCTCTTCGTTGACAGAGGCCTTTACAGACGCTTCCTGTCTATGAGCGTTCATCCTGTCTTTCGTCATTGCATCAATCTGAGCGGCGAAAGCGGCCCTGCGCTGTGTTTCATAGTTTTGAAAGGTATAGTTCATAGACTGGAGCAATCCCCTTGCGGTCTGATTGTTGGCATCAATCTGTGCTTGTAGTTCTTTTTTCCGTGCTTTTTGTTTAGATACAGCCGACAAAGCGGCAATCCCCATAGCTACGGTACACATTCGCTATACCCCCTTTGTTCGTGTCGTATACAGACAATCCCAATTCAGCCCTACAATAGAGAGAGGAACTGGTGTGTCTGATTCAACTGCAATCGTAACGGATTCATTCTTAGCATGAATAGGAACATCAAACTTACCTGTTTCATTCTGCTTCTTACCCAAACGAGCAGAAGAAGTGCCAAGAATCTTACTCGTCATTCGATATACATATTCTTTGCCCCCAAGGTAAGACACCCTACAAGCCAAGAAACCTGTATGATCATAATTGATATGGATGTTCTTAATTTGTGTCCTTCCTTCTACATAGGAGCTAATATTTCCGTTGTCATTCTTTTTGAGATAGAAAGTTGTGAAGACAGCCTTAAACAAATAAGGTTCCCCTACTACCAATTTCTTTCCTGCAAAGTTTCCATCGAGATAGATACAGCCTGCATCATCTGCTTTCAGATTTTCATGCAAGACACCATCATGAGTGACTACACAAATGCTCTGCAAAGGTGTGGTGTCCGTATAGGCATAAAGAGCCTTGAGGTCAAACTTTGTTCTTTCAGCTACATCATCATAGACACCATTGTCCATAACTTTCTTCTGGTCAAGGTAGACACGATAAACTTCTGTATCATCAAACTCTTTGATGTTTACGGAGAAGTCCATCTGCTCCATGGTAATCTGTGTTCCTCTGTGCATGAGCAGATATAAATAACTACCTATGAAACCTGCACCATAAATCTCGCCATCAAAGACCCATTTAGACCACGAGGACTGAATACGCTCTTCATTTGCAAACAAATACTTATAAAGATAAATGGTGTCTGTTGCATTATTCGTCAAACAGAACAGCACATTTTCAGCCGTCGAGGTGATAATGTCATAGACACCTGCTTCAATGTAGTTAGGAATATGAGATGTAATGTCCTGCGCATTTTTCATCTGTGAAATATCTTGAACCGTATAATACTCCCGAATCGTTGAGAAATCCCCATGCTCAGAAGGGAAATACAAGTTCTTACCTGCTACCTTTGGTTGACAGTCAGGAGAACTATTGAACTGCGTAATTTCTGTTGGGGACGCTGTTTTTGGTGTCAAGGTAGAATCCGCACGAATAATAAATTGTGTGTCATTCGAGAAAGCATAAAGGTCTTCCGAAAAGACAACACAATAATTAATCAGGTTTGCTTTTGTGGATGTAATCGGCACATCAATGCTATCTGTGTCTAACAAGTCATTGGCTGTTGTCATCCACCAATTAAAGTATTTCCCTGATTCAGACATGATTATATTTTCACGAGAGGCAACACCTAAACGATTGCGATAAAAGAAGATACTGGACAAGGTATGTCCTACAAAAGACGGAGAAGGGTTACTATCATCATCACCAACTTTTCGCTCATCCCAATCAAGAGCCTTGAAGGTGAAAGTGTCATCTGCATTATGGATAATAGCATGAGGCATGGTTGTCTTATCAAACTCAATGTTGATGTTTGGGCAAGCACATTCTTCCCACACGTTACTATCTTTGGAATACTTTACATAATAACTCCCCTCACTCGCACCATTTGGGTCTCCTTTGACTTTGACACAATAGTTATCAGGAGCCGTAACAGGAAGCAAGCTAAAACGCTGTATGGTTTTTTTGAAGTTAATGAGTGCCTGATGGTTGAACCCATCGGCTGTCTGGACAAGACCACCACTCCAAATACGAATCCAATTATCTTGATGTTCCGTAGACACACCATTATTGTTGAGCTGTTCATTGATACGGTCTGCAATATAGTTGGTGTCTATCTGCTTCGTCTGGTCAGCGGCATCTCCATTCGGGCTTGTCCATGTGCATTTAGATACGCCATCAATCCAAACCTGATAGGTACGTCCATACTGCCCCTGTCGCACATACAACATGCTACCCTGATTACTAAAGTAGTCTGGTGACTTCTTGCTGGACAACTGCACTGTTTTTGTATTATTCAGTACAAAAGTGTAGTCAGCTACCGTCATGACACGTAAGTTATCACGAGGAGTATTTGTAGCTAAATAAGCCCCATCTTCAATCTTGACAGTCTTTTCGTTGCCTTTCATGTCATAAATCTTGACAGTGTTATTTGCAAAGACAACCATGTATTTCTGTTGCTTATCTCTGTCAATGAAATGAACAAGAGGTTTGCTTCCTTTAGTAAGGTTCAAGCCTGTGAGTGTCTTTAGATGAACGGTAGGAACACGCTTCTGTAACCCTGATACTTCCGTAGAGAAACCATTAATCTGCTCCTCAAGCTGTTCAGGGAACCGCAATAGTGGTGGTTGCTGAGACACACCCTGTACAAAGTTCTTAATGCTCTGTGAGTATAACATGGTGTCTTATCTCCTTTCCAATGCGCTCTGCATCCCTGTGGTCTGAAACATGTTTGAACCTGTGTCTATACAATACTGGACAATATCCGCATAAGCTCTTGATTCTTCAATCCGTAACTCCTGAGATACATTTTCGTCACCAAGGTAACGTTCCTGAAAGAAAATAGCCGCTTCTGCTGTGATGAATGTTTTGAACTCGTCAGGTAAGTCCTCAAAATCAACGGCTTCAATGATGGTAAGTTGTACCTCTTCATTGAAGGTGTCTGTCTTCTCCGTAAGGTTGTACAGAAAGTCACCACGTTTTACATAGACCTCACCATTCGTTGCGGTAATTTTTATCCATGATGGATTGTATCGAATCTTTTTGCTATTGGTGTCTGGCATAATAGTTACATTAGTCAAGGTGTTGAACTGCCACCCTTGACGCTGGATATTTCGAGACACAGTAGCAAGCAGACTCCGTGCATTATCTACATCAATAGATTCACTCTCTGTTAAACTATTGACAGGAGCTTCCCCAATGCCTGAAAGAATCAGATTGATTGCGTCTAACTCTGTGGATACAAATAGCATCTTTTCACTCCCTTTAAAAGAATAAAAAGGGGAGCATTACACTCCCCTATAACTCTCAACAATCTACTAAGCAGGATTGCTAATAACACCCATAAAGGTAGATTCAGGACGAAGACCACCAATACCAATACCAATAGCATACTTAGCAATGAGCTGGTCTGCCTGATATTCAGCACGACGTGCCGTTTCAAAGCTAATGTCTTTCAGGGACAAGACACCAACAGAAGATTTGTGGCAAATCAAAAGTGGAGACTTGCTTGCATAGGTAGGCGGGAAAGCATGGCCATCACCCTGAATGGTATTCGTCGGGTCATCACCACCTTGTGTCAGATGGGGGCACTCGATAATCTGGAAACCATCCATGCTGATAATATTGGAATTAGTCAGCGTAGCGGCGGCGCCATAATTGCTGTTCAAGAAATCAAGGTTCGTTGCCAGTGCGGCGTGAATTTCAGGGGTTACGAAGCAATAACGATCACCCTGCGGAACGTAGTTAGCGGCCATCTTAGCTTTAACGGCTAACAGAATATCACGGACTGCAATACCCGTTTCTTTGTTAATACCAAGCGTGGAACCCGTTGCGAGTTTCTTTTCAACGACGCCACCTTTACCAAGGCCAGCAACGTTTTCAGAAGTGTTCAACGCTTCTTTAGCGACCTCTGCGAGAATAGACGCATCCATGGAGATTGCCAGTGCTTCGCCGAGCTGTGTAGCATACGGAGAACGGAAATCATAATGTGCGATAAATTCGTCAAGGTCAAATACCAAGCAGTCAGTCGTCAACAGACCATCAATAACAATGGTACGTTCGCCCTGCTGAATGTTTTCCCGAAGGTCATCAAGGCTCTTACCACTTTTCAGGTAATGCGCTTTAGTACGACCGAATACAGGGAACTGTGCAGATTTACCACTCTGAATAGTACGCTTGATAAATTTACCATTCGTTACGGAAGCACGTGCAAATGCCGTGAGAGTTTCACCACTAAAGACTTTAAGGGCAAGGGCAAGTTTGTCGGCATCTGTGGTTGCCTTAGTACCAATCGCCATAGGAGTTGCAATTTTAATATCTGCCATAATTAATATCATCCACCTTTCAAAATAGAAAATTATATAGAAAAAGACACCCCAAAATATGGAGTGTCTTAATCAGCAAAATTGTATTGGCTATTACAATTTACTAGAACAATTTAGAGTATTTAACTTTTCGATACACTTCACGTGTAAACTTTGCGTCTTTCTGATACCGAGGGTCAGACATGTCCTTAATCATTTCGTCCGTCGATTCATAACCACTACGGTCTACAGACGGAGCGGCATTGCCAACAATGGAAGGGCGCTGAGTGCCATACTGTTTCACCATCTGGCCTTTGATACCTTCAAGGGTCATACGAATCTGCATGAGATTTTCACTGTCCAAGGTAGCATTAAATGCATTAATGACATCCTGATTCTGGGAAGACACGAACTGCTGAATACGTGCAAATTCTTCCTGCCCACCTGCAAGTGCATAGACATCATTTACAAAGCGTGTGGAAGCGGCTTCCCAACCTGCAAGCATCCCGTCAACAACCGCTTTCGGATACCCTGCTTTCTCAAGGGTTTCGTAAGACTGTTGACTGAGTCCACCATTATTCATGTATTCATTTTCAAGCCCTGCAAAGTCGACACCCTTACTTACTAAATCTTTTTCAGCACTATCAAGGGCATTGTGGGCTGTAGTCAACTGCTGTTCGGAAGTCTGTTCCCCTTTCGGAGCTTCTTCCTGTGTGTCTGTCTGTGTTTCGGTACTCTGCGTGTCCGTAGCCTGATTATCTTCATTGGCTACATCATCCAACACATTGTCCACACTTTCTGCTGTGTCTTTCGCAGAAATCTGGGCATTAGCAGAAGTAGACACAGTGACATTATCAACCGCCTGTTCAGACTGTGTGTCTGTCTGCTGAGTGTCAACTACTTTGTTTTCGTTTTCATCCATTATTTATCAATCTCCTTATTGTTGATTATTGTTCATCATTCCTTGTGCAATAGGTGACGCCATCTGCTGTGCCATCTGTGCTTGCATCATCTGGGCTTGCATGGCCTGATATTCTTCATCACTCATGACAAGGGAATCTGCATCAAGACCAAGAGCCGTGCCAATCTGAGCAAGGACATTGCCAGTCTTCAAGCGCTGTTGGAAGTCAGGAAGTACCGAACATGTCTGCAAGAACTGTTCAATCTTTGTCAGATCATGCCCGCGGCCTAACGCTTCCATACCTGTTACAATGTGTGTCTGGACACCATCACTGCCCTGTGGAATATCAGGAAGTGCGCCTTGCGCCATAAGTTGTGCCATAAGACACTGGACAAGTGGTAACTGTAATTCCAAAGACAACAAAGAATAGATGTTGCCTACGCTATCCTCAAGCTCATTTGCCACATAACGAATCTCTTCCGCTGTGACACGTTCTGCATTACGCTGTACAGAGCTGTTCAGCAGGAAAGCGAACGACAAGTTGCTCTGTAATTCCTGCTTGTGCTGATAAGCCACCTGCAAGTCACTCACCTTGTTCAACTGGAAAGCCGTAAGGTCGCCTTCCTTCCCCTTAAAGAAATCCCCACTCTGTGCGTCTTTCAGCTTATCGACACGGAGCTGAGAAGAAGGATTCACAAGGAACAGTGCGAAAGCAGACAACGTAGCCATTTCGGCAATAGATTTACTGATAGAGTTCAGGGACTTCAAATCCCCATAATATTCGTCCACATAGGAACGCCCATAGGATTCTCCATCCATCTTACGGAGTCGCAAGGGAATCCAAGGGACCTTATCCCTAGGAAATTCCTGTTCGCTACCTTTGATAATTTGTCCTTCTATCTCCTGATACATTTCAAAGGTTTCACCATCGACAAGATATACATGAGTATAAAGCTCTACATTCTTGTCTGGTGAAATGTCTGTACCTTCCACACACGCCTGTGCTTCTGGGGGCAAGGCGGCATAACTAATGCTGTCTTTCGCAATCAGTTCAATCCAATTACCTGTACCATCCCGAACCACCACATAGTTATTCAGACGATATAATTTAATACCGCCTGTCTGAGGGGGCAGATACAATAAACAGTTACCTGCCACAATGAGCTGTAAGACACCCTCACTGATAGTGATACGACAACGATTAGTTTCCATGTAGTCCATGAGCTGACGTTCAATGGCCCCCATAAGCTTGTCAATCTTTGTCATAGCTGAGGTGTCCCCCTGCTGTGCTACCTGCTGTTTAGCCATGTCCCCTAGTTCCAATTTGAAGAAAGGTTCATTTGGGGGAAATAAAGCAAGCATGATTTTCGCCGCAAGGTTATTGACACCACGAGCGCCTATGCTCTGATAGGGTGTCTCATACTCTGTGGTAGAAGTGGCATTTTCATCTGGGAACAGCATAGGAATCGTAATCTTTGCGCTCTTTACCGCTCTGTCTACATACACCTTTCTATCGGACACCAATTTATCATAACGAGATTTTGCGGTATCTGTCCGATAAAATGTAGTGGTGTCTACGCCACTACTCATAAGTTAATACCTGAACCGCCACCACTGGAACCTGCGGACGAGGAAACATAGAGCGAGTTTTTACCTCGCTTCTTTTTCTGGTTCTGCACTGCGGCATCATATTCAGCCTGTTCCGTTGCTGTGGGAGCAGGTGCGGCACTAGGAGTAACAACAATCTGTTGGTCACTACCTGCTACGCTATTACGATAACCCCCAAAAATACCACCTGTTACAGCACCCACGGTTTTCTTTACGGCTCCTGTAACACCATGCCATGCTTTAGACACAGTGTGTCCTAACCAACCGCCACTCGACATTAAAGACCACTCCTTCCTGTATAATCACCTGTGGAACCTGTACCACCCGTATTGCTATTCACATACAAGCTAGACAGTCCACGTTTATTTTTTTTCTTCTGAGAATATGTTGTATCATCACCCATTACAGGTGCGTCGGGTGTCTGCGCTGTTGTACTAGACACCAAATCGGAAGCCTTTACTGTCGGACTATAATTATCCGCGGCACTATAGGTATGACTTCCTGCCCCTGTGATACTGGAGATAATCTTCATAGGTAAGCTCAAAATACTACCTAACCAACCTCCACTAGACATAATCAGTCCTTCCTTTCTGCGAGATTATGTAGAACGGAAATAATTTCTGTAATCCCCTGCATGTACCCCATACGGATATCATTGTTGTCTACATCTGCATTGATGAAGAAATCAGGAGTGTAGATAGCTTTTAGATAATTCACGACATCACGAGGGACAAAAGGTAATTCATCATGCATAATCATCTAATCCATCTCCTTCAAATAAGATTCACCATAGACAACAAAGCCATGTTTCTTATACATGTTACGAACAATTGGTGTGTCTTGCACCATGCTACTCCCTGAGCAGATCATGACACATTCATTGTCTCGTGCAATGTCTTCCAAGACCTGAACTGCAAATCGTCCAAAGCCATTAGGTTTTGTGTCTATGGAAACAACCAAATCTTCCACCAATACAGGGCCGTCAATCCACCAAAGCTCAACGACATTGCAAGCCAAGAGTCCTGCATACTTTCCCTGCTCATTTGCAAAGACAGCCAGTGTACCAAGCTTTTGCATTTTCCATAACTGCTGTGCCAAATCCTGAATGGATTTTCTGTGTCTAAACAATGGCGTCGGGTTTTTATCTGCTTGATGTGTAATGGCCATTACAATAATTTCCATATCGTCAAGTGTTACATTATTTACGAGTGTAAACTTTGGGGTGTCCATAATTTTACCTTTCCTTTCTCATAATCTCCATTCTGTAAGATATGTGCCACACGAGCCTGTAAGAGTGCATCCTCTTCTGTAAGATTTGCTTTCTTAAAACAATCTACTACAGCTCCCCATGTGGGACTATCATCTAAAATACGTTCTGCTCTCACCTTGCCAATTTTCGGACAACCTGTGTAGTTATCCGCTGTGTCCCCTACAAGAGTCTGATAGAGCATTTTATAGTCTGCTTCTTCCTGTGTCACCTCTACCAAGGTATCTGTCAGGAAGTTATAAATCTTTGTTGGTATCGTCTGCATGTCTTTATCAGCAGAGATAATAATGTTGTTTCCTTTGTACTTTCCTGTAGCCAATAGGCCAATAACATCATCTGCTTCTAGGGTGTCTACTTGTTCAGACACCCAATTATCACGAACCCATTGTTTGAGTGCATGATAGGCAACAGGCTTTCTTTTACCAACACGATTCAACTTATAGGTAGGCAAGAGCTTCTTTCTAAAGTTGTTGTCATCATCAGAAAAAGCATAGACAACATTTACATTCCCTGAATACTGGTCAAGCTCCAAGGCCCTCTGAATCCAATCATCCATATGGTCTTGTAAGTATGCAAGGGCTTCGTTGAAATCCACATGAAGTGTCCAAATATCATTGCCCCAATCAATCTCACACTCACAAGAGGAACAAGCACGGTATACAGCCATGTCAGCATCCACAAGGATTGTGATAGGTTTCTTCATCGGCTTATACATCTGCGTCTTCCTCTTCATCCGTAGCAGGGACATAAAGACCACAACGGCATGTGCTGTATTTACGCATGTACTTACAAGGGCAAATGGTGTCTTTCGTCTTGCTAGGCTGGCAAGGGCAATAACCATCATTCAAAGCCAAGCGACCACGAATAGTATCATAGACAGTATGGTTTCTTGTCACCTGCATATGACGTTCCTTGAGGAATTTACTGTTGTCTCCATAAATGGTATACATCGCTGTCATTAGACCACCCCCAACTCTTTCGCTTTCGGAAGCGCTTTTATCCAATCACAAACAACTTTCCATTCAGGGAGTCTATGATTCTTTCGCTGTGCATAGATGTTTTTGAGCTGTAAGTAGTTCGTTGTCATCCGAGCTGTCAGCAACAGGCCGCTAGGATAGCTGTAGATCATACGTCGCCAATTTTCTTCACTAGGATTTTGATTGTAGTCCCTAACAATATCAAGGAACAAATCAATGATTTTACGGTCTGTGTAAGAGATGAAGCGAACGTCCATCTTTGCCAGCATGTGCATAGCGGACATGGAAGACACAAAATCAAGAAAATGATAACGCTGTGCTTCGGGCCACGCCTGTTTTGTGAGTGTCAAATCAAACTGGACAATGATACCTTTAAGGTAACAATCATGACCACTGCCAGCAGGTGCTTTACCAAGACGCATAGCACGTTTCATATCACCATTGGTAGCTCCACGTGTTTCTAAATTACACGGATTGATTTTATCCGCCATAGGGTAGCCAGACGCTACAATAGATTCATCAAGGCCATAGACGTATGTGTTATCAATGATGTTATAATCATGCTTTTTCATATTTATTGTGTCTCCTTTCATTCTTAGACAATTCCTTTTTCATCTCTGCGGACTGCGGATATGTGACATGTCCACACGAACATGTAATCTCTTCTACATTCTTTGCACAGCCTGTAACCAAGGTACGGCCACACTTTTTACAACGGATACGTTTTGCGTACATAAAATACCCCCTAATGACAATCAAACCAATTATGCCCAATGATACCCTCTGTATCCAACTGGACATGAAATTTGAAATACTCCTGTGTGTCTCTCATCGCCTGTTGCGCTTCTTCACACGCAATCTTTGCTATCTCTTCGGTACGACATGCAATCTGCTGTTCATCATGAATCCAAGCCATCAATGCAAAATCGCCATCCCATCCATGTCTCAATCCTCTCGCCAATAATCGCTCCTCTGTCGTGACAATCCACTTCTTGCATATCAAAGCACCTGCTGATTGCAAGAGCAAATTTAAGGCACTATGAGGGCTTCTTACATGTAGTTTGCGTCTGTCAAGACCATAGAGGAAATGACGTTTCCATGTAACTTTAGGTTTCCCATGTGTACTTTTAAAATCAATAGGATAGACAAGCGCATTTTCTACCGCCTGTCTGAGCTTTGCGATGGCAGGGATAGCCTTATTGAATTTCTTCTTAATCTGCTTTCCCTGTCCTGCTGTCCCCCCTATGATTTTTCCAATCTTTGCATCCCCTGCACCATATAAATAGGCATAAATGAACGTCTTCGCCTGATTACGTGTTGGCAATCCTGCGGCTTCCTGATTCATAGTATGGATATCACCATTCAAAATTGTATGGGCATATTGGCCCCCATCATACTTGTACATGAAGTGGGCAAGACAACGGAGTTCAAGCCCACAAGCATCTATCCCTGCTTGCCACCATCCGTCAGGTACTCTAAAGAGTTCCCGACATTCCTTGCCATACGGACTGCCGACATGTGGTACTTGTGCGACGTTCGGTCTGGAATGAGTAGCACGACCACTAACAGCCCCATTAGGGATAACAGAACCATGGATATTCCCATCCTTTCCAATCATAGACAACCAAGCATTATTTCCATCTGCGAGCTGTCCCAAACGCTTTTTGAGCATCAAGGACTCCTCAAGGACAGACACCACAGCTTTCACTTCATCGGGAGCTTGAGGGTCTTCCTTCATGAATTTCATGCTTTCATCATCAATCTTCAATCGACATTGTGACAAATCAACATCATCTGCATCCGTGTCTTCCACATCATAACAATCAATGTTAGCGGGAGAATAACCGTAATGCGTTCGCAACAGCCACTCAATCTGTTGTCTACTATTGGGATTGAAGTCTTTATACTTCTGAACGGGAACCCCTGCTTTATAGCCAAGGCGTTTGTTGTCTCTTTTCGGTACGAAAATCTTATCAGGTACACGAGGTACGATCTGAATTAGTTTCGCTGTCAGGACACCTGCTCTGGCGCACAAGGTAGCTTCCAATTCCTTTGCCTTCTCAAGGTCAAAGGGAAAGCCGTTCTTTTCCTGTTTAGACATCAACCATGCTACCTCATGTTCAAGCTTTATGGCCTTTGGTGCATAATCGTATGAAGCCAGCTTTTCATAGAGCTTTACCGTTACAACTACGTCCTGCTTATTGTAAGCAAGCATTTCAGGATTGTAACAAGCCCATGCATCTTCTTCCTCTCCATATGTACCCTTTAGTTCCCCTAAACGATACCCCCAAGCCTTTAGACTATGGGATTTATACAGCTTCGAGGGTAGCTGTTTCTTTCGGATAAGTCCTGCATCCATGTCTTCGATATGAGAATAGATGAGTCGTGACAAAACAAGGGTGTCTACTACATCCTTATGCATGTCGTGTGTAATCTCAAACCACGGAAAAAGTTTTGCCAAAGTGGGAAGGTCATAATTAATAACATTGTGTCCACAAAGACACACCCCTCTTTTCCATGTATCATATAACTCATGGACACCTTGCTCTGCGTGTACATCATCATACTGCTTCATTTCCTGTGTGTCTGTATCATAGACACTCAGGCAGAACAGCTTTGTAACGTCGGCATATAAGCCGTTCGTTTCAATATCAAAGACTAACATAGAACCATCCTTTCTATCGTAACTTTTCTAAATCTTCTGCCTCTGTATCAAGATTAAAAGCCTCATTACGGAGCTTACTCGCAAGCTCTCTCTTTTTAGTAGCAAGCAAACTAATTTTCTGCTGTCGCTGTGCCTGTACCTTAATGCTCCACTGATACAGCTTGCGCCACAAGTCATCATAGAATTTAATGAGCCACATTAAGACACCCCCTTACTTTTTCAAATGATGGTAGAATCGTTTTCCTGCTTCCTTCTGTCTTGCTTCGGAGAAGTTGCTAATACGTTTCAGGTACCCAATAACACGAGTACCGTAATCAACATTAGTGCTCCCACATTTCACACAATGGGTTTCTGTGTCTGTGTTGATGTAGCCACAATCGTTGCAAATCGTACACAAGACATTGGTTGTCCAATACTGTACACCATACTTAGAGCAAAGCTTATACAAATGGACAAACTGTGCTACACTCAACATCTGTTCAAGATTCAGATGGAGCGCCGAGCCACCATCAAGGTACTGAACAATGTCCTTTGAATACAGTTTGAGCTTATCAAGCACAGTCACCTTCGTGTCTTCTACAGGGTAAAAATAACTGTTGTAACAATCACGAGGTACATAAAGCCCTGCTTCCTTGTCCCATTTAGCATTTTTAACACCGAGATTTTCGGCAGGGACAAACTCAGTGTTAAAGCGGACTCCATACTCAGACAGAGCGGCCTTATTAGACATCGTAAGGATAGACAACAAGGACTGTAAATAATTAGGATATTCCTTGTCTGTCACGGTACCTTTCTTATCTCTCAGGTACTCAAAGTATTCCAAGACACCATTCACACCAAGAGTCAAGAACTGTTTGTCAATGTCCATGAATCCCTGTGTATAAGCAGGGAGCAAACCTGCATCAATATAGCCTTTCAACACTTCACGATGAGCCAACAGGTACTTATGTACTCTGTCCACTACTTCGTCAAGCTTAATACCACACTGACCAATACGGTTGATGTTCAAGCTAATGACACGAGCAGAACCCGTAACGACACCGCCTGCGCCCAACGTATAGCTGAATGTGTTGTCTGCCAATTCATTGCGCAAGCGACAACAAGACGCAAGACTATCCACCTTGTCAGACATATAGACAAAGAAGGAAAGCCCCCATGCCTGTGCATCCGCCAGTTTATGCATAAAAGCATTGTCTTTGAAACCACCTTTTCCGTCGGTCAAGAGTGCGGCGGTGACGACAGGGAACGTCAATAATTCTTTTTCTCGTTCCTGTCTGAACCATTGCAAGAAATACGCCTGCAACCGATAGGTGCTTTCAATGTCTACCTGTGTACCGTCTGGGTAGTAGAAACCACCAAACATTTCTTTCAGGTAATCATGATCAAATACACTCACATTCCAAAAGACAGACTGGTCTCCTCGTGCGCTGGCAGGCTGATTCAGTGCATAGACAACACCCTGAAATTCCTGCTTGACTTCTTCAAAATGTTTCTTGAGGTAATCTTTGCCCCACTGTTTACGTGCAAAGTAGTCAAACATGTGAAGGAACTCAACAGTAGCAATAGCGCCACTGAAATTACTTGCAATCTGATAAACAAGATTGACAAAGGAGCCACAAAAGCTCTGCAAGTTCTTCGGTGCTTTAGACACACCACCTAAGCACTTCGTACCTTCCAACAAGAAGGGATACAAAGTGATACTGGCGCAATAAGGCTTCAAAGATGTTTCATCATGTGTATAGATATAATGATTGGAAAGGTCATCTTCATACGCCTTTGCCATGTCTTCACCAAACATCTGTGTCAGCTTGTCTTTAACCAACTTACGGTTAATCTGGATAGTGTCTGGTTTAAATAATTCTGCTTCCAAGCCCGCAATCGTCTTCTGGGTCACATTGCTATTCGCATCAACCTTAGAGGCCGTAGCGGCATTGGAAGACACCATATAATCATGGATGTATTTAATCTTTTCTTTTAAATCAACATTAGGTAACATTCTTCACCCTCTTCCAAAATTTGTGTGTCTCATCCAAAAAGCAAGGCTGAACAAATACCACATTGTCATTTTTATCTAAGCGGTAAGACTGCGAGATGTAGTAAAAGCGTTGATTTGTCCGAGGACTCTCAAGACCACCCAAAGCCTCTACATAAGGGCCTGTCTTCAACCAAGTGCAATGCCCTTCAACTGCAATCATCTTGTCGTGTTCTTCATCATCACTTCCACTGTACAAACCTGTAGGAGCAATGAAGGCCAAATCACGTAGGAGAGCAATCAAAGATTCATCTGTAATATGCTTATTATTTGTACCGCCCATTACAACAATAGCGTTTGCCCCTGCATCAATGGCGTCCTGTGCTTCCTCTAAAATATCAAGAAGGGACGTTAAGGTTACATCTTCTTCCTGTAATTCTGGGCTATGACAACCAACACAATGTTGCTTGCAAGCCCCTAATTCAAGCGCATAGGCCATTTTATCAGGTAGTTCATTGAATGTAATATCTGTATTAACAACAGGGTACTTTAAAACTCTTGACATGATTCATCTTCCTCTCCAAGTAATCTGTGTCTGTCCTTATCCCAATGGAGATACCCTGCAAGCCCTGTTGAACCTGCAAAGCGATTCTTTAAGACACGAATTTTAATCAAGTTTCTTTCGGACTCATCCTCTGCCTGTTGGTTGCGCTCAAGGGCTAATACCTCATCGGGTAATTGCTTCAAAGTACCACTACCACGCAAGTCATCAAGAGAGATGATTCCACCTTCTTCAAAGGATTCTTCACCGCTTGTCTTTTTCAAGTGAGATATAACAATCATCCCGACACCTGTTTCTTCAACGAGTGCCCGTAACTGTGTCATTAATTTATCAATGGTCTTTCGTTCATCTCCCCCCTCATCCATGCCTGATACGGCAATAGAGATATGGTCAAAGATGATAAAATCACACTGTTCCGCTACGGCTAAATAGCGGATACGAGACAACAAGTTCCCACTCTCAATCGAACCAAAGTGATCATAGAGGACAAACCGTTTATCACTGAACAGCTCTTCATAGGCTGTCTTTAACTTATCCTTGTCTACACTGCCCCATAAAATAGACAGGGGCTTTTCAACATGGATAGACAGTAACTCACGGAGTGTCTTCTTCGGGTTTTCTTCGAGAAAGACAAGCCCGATTTTCAGTCCATCCTTCACCTTTAGTTTGTAGGCAATCTCACGGGCCGCTGTAGACTTCCCAATGCCTGTACCTGCTGTCAGCATCACAAGCTCCCCTTTACGGAGTCCCTTCGTGATACTTTTCAGCCCCTTACACCATGGATAGTCATAACACTGAGCTTCTGTGTCATCACTGAAAAAGTCATCTTCAATGTCAGCGGCATTGATAATTCCATCTGGCCTATATTCCTTTGCAGTGAAAATAGCCTGTATGATTGCATCTCCTTTACCTGCCACAAGACACGCATTAGCATCCTTTTCTGGTAAGTCTGCAATCTTTAGTTTGTGTGGGGACAACATTCCTTGCACATCCTCAACAGCCTTTCGTCCCTGAGCGTCCATGTCAAACATGACAATGACTTCATCAAAGGACTCTAGCCATTCGAGGTTTTCTTTAAAGGTACGTTTAGCCGACGTACAACCATGAGGTAAAGACACAACAGGCCACTTGTTACCCCCCATCTGGGAGACAGTCAGACAATCAATCTCACCCTCTGTAATGACAAGTTTCTTGCCACTATGGAAAAGATTCTGTCCAAAAAATCTATAAGCAGAAGTACCGTTCAGATAGAACTTCTTGTCCTTTGTCCGTAACTTCTGGAAAAGAACAGAACCGTCCTCATCACAATACTCTGCGACTTGAACTGTTCCTAGTTGTGTCTTTGTAACATAATAGCCGTAACGCTCACATGTTTCAGCAGACAAACCCCTTGCACGGAGTGTCTTAAACTCCATGTCCTCATGGGGAATAATGGCATGTTTAGCCACCTCCACACCTTCTTTCGGAAACTCTGTATGATGACAACTGAAACAGTATGTGTGTCCATCATCATACAACGTAGCGGCATCATGACTTCCGCAATAAGGACACGGAATATGCGCCTGTACAATTTCCGACATGGCTAGTCGTCCCCATAGTGTACATCAAGGGCATATTTGTTCTTAATGTCCCTCATGGTTTTGCGCTGCGCATCGGACATGTCCTTTTCACTGGCACAACCAACCAACAGCACATAGACGGAATCTTTCACATGAGCGAGTCTATAGTCACCATAAGCAAGGAAGGGAATCCCTTCTTTTACTTCACCATTCGGCATCACGATCAGATGATACCCGATATTGAACAGACCTTCTCTACGCTGTTCTACATAAATTTCCCGAACGGTCTTCACCTTCGGTTCAAACAAGACACGCACCATGTTAGTCTCCTCTCTTTCTTTGTACTTCAAATTCATGCTCTCACCCCTTACTTTTTCTTTTTAGGGATAAGACCTTTCATAGGCTTCTTCTTTTCTCTAAACCATGCGTCGGGAATCTGTCTAGTGGAGTATTTAAATCCATTTTTCTCCGCCCAATCTGCATAGGTTGTCTTACTGCCTTTATACAACTTCAATTTAGGATTTTGGAAGACAAACCGAATATCCAAATCAGGATACTGCATCTTGATAAGCAAGTGCTTCTGTCTGTCTTCTCTTTCAAAAATCCCCTTTGCTTCTATAATGATTCCATTCGGCAACACAAAGTCTGGAGTATACTTATGCTGTGTAGCAGGTTTTTCATAGTTGATGTAGTACATCTCATACTTTTCCTGCTTCTTCAACTCCCGTATCTGCGCACTAATGGTGTCTTCAAAATGACTTCTCTTTTTAGGTGGTCTGTATGTATACGCACCCCCATTACAAAAACTCCGTTTCAGGTCTTATCACCACACTTTAAAAATCTTCATCATCCGAACCGTCCGTGAGCGGAACATCTACGTCAGAACGTGTGTCTTCTTCATCATCATCAATGACAGACGTAGAATCAAAGGCCCCTTCATGCTTCTTAAAGCCAAAAGAGCTTGCATCCTGTCCGTTGCCATACGGAACGTACTTCAAGAGCTGTACCGCCTGCAAGCGGAAAGACACACCAAAGTTTTTAGATGTGTTGTAATACGGAAAGAGCTGATAGGCAACATCAACGACACTACCATTCCCGATAGAACTCTTGATTTTACGAGTAACAGGACGTTCAGCCCCATCAAAGACAGGGACAACCTTGTCAATCTCTTTGCCTGCCTTCGTGACAATATGAGCATTGGTAACAAATTTAATGCTTGCGTCGCCGTTGTCATCTTCACGGAACGAACCCATGTTAGGCTCCGCAGCGAACTTCTTGTTCTTGAGTGTTTCTTTAAATTCTTCCCAAATCGTCTGGGCTTCCTGCATCAAGTTACTCATGTCTTCAACAGACGGAACAAGCGTAATGCTATATTTGTTTGTGTCTGTACCGTTAAAAGTTTCTGTGTCTGCTAAATGGCACCACATAGCTTTCCCTGTAATTACACCATCATTCATATTCATGTTTCATTTCTCCTTTACAGTAATTTTGCACGAGTAATTAAAATCATGCCATCGGCATTTTCAAGTAACAAATCCGTGACGGCTGTCTTAATGCCATCATCAAGCTTTACATGTTTTCTGCGAGACTTTGCGGCAATTACGCCTAAAAGACACAAGGTATCATTGTCATAAGTGCCATCATGTAAAAAGCGCATGAGCTTGTTTGCGTAGGCAACATAAGGTTTGTTCATGGTTTCCATCATGTTCATTTCTCCTTTTTGTAGTGACCACTACAATTAAATACGTTCACCTTTCTTCGCCCTTTCGAGCCATTCTTCATAGACATGAATCTTATCAAGATCATCCTTCATGCCTTTTTCTCCGCCCTTATGCCCTGCACGGAGTCGATATTTAAGGATATTACCCTTGAGAAAGCCGATAAACTCATCATGACTAAAAAGTGCCTGCATGACAAGAATAGGTTCAACAACAGTCTCACGATAATGTTTATCATGCATGGTGTCTTCCTGTGTGCCTTTCTCTTCATAGACAGGGGTAACACGACGTTCGTCAACTGTGAATACTTTATCACTACCACGGAACTGTACATCATACATTACTCTGTCGCTTGCTGTGTCGTTGTCAGGAAACACCCTCATGTCAACAACTACTGCATAACCACTTTCGTGTGGCGGTGTAGCCGACCAGTTAGACATATCCACCCACACGGTATCATAGATATTAATGTTATTCTCAAACATCTTTAACCCAGGAAGTTCATCATCTAACCATTCATGCCCCTTCTTTTTATCAGCATCCTTTGTTGTTCCATCCACCAAGAACACTTCCCATTGAGGGAACAACAACGTTTTATTAATCACAGACAACTTACATTCATACCATTTATCATCACCGACACCCTGTGTAATAGACACAACTTTAGCCTTGTATTCTTCTACAGAATCACTTGTCTTATCATTGTTACCTAAGATATTACGAACATCCGCAATGATAACTTCGTCGCCTACTTTAATTTCTCTCATGGTTCCTCTAGTCCTTTCCTGTGCTTCCAAATCCTTCGTGTGTCCCTTCTTTTGCAATGGAATCCACTTCTACCAATTCAGTCGGAACGTTCTCTACAAGCATCACCTGTGCGATACGCTCCCCTTTATTGATTCTTGTTACACTACTTCCGATATTTTCAACAAGCAAAAACAATTCATCGACATAGTCACTATCAACAATCCCTGTGCCGTTGGCTAATCTCAGTTTTGTTTTAAGACCTGTAGAAGACCGTACATAGACAGCTAAATGATATCCTTCGGGAATCTCAAACGCTACGCCTGTAGGGACTTTATAAGCCTTATCCTGCCCACGTTGCGGATATAATGTCACTGTGTCATTTGCAAAGACATCATAGCAAGCAGAGGACGCTGTAGCCCGATAAGGTGCTTTCGCGTCTGCCATAACACGTTTGAATTTTAAAGACACCAAATGTTTATTGTTTGTGGTTGTCTTCCTTCGCTTACGTACTGTTTGTTCTGTCATTGTTTATGCTCCTTTCAAAAAGAAAAATAGATTTGAAAGACTTTCTTTCTTCGTTAGGTGCCACAATTAAAAAGACACACTTTGAAAGACTTTCTTTCTTCGTTAGGTGCCACAATTAAATGTGTGTCTTGCTACAAAGAGAAAAAGACATACAAAAAGAGAAATACTTAAATTATTTATATTTATTATTAATTATCATCAATAATTAATAATAAAAGAACTATAAGTATCTTAAAGTATCTTTAAGTATATATAGTTACTTTAAGTATCTTATAGTTCTTTTCTCTTCTCTTCGTTAGGTGCCACAATTACAAACCATGTAATATTTATGCAAAGCAGTATTTGCTGTTTATCACCTCATCAAGATTTAAATTTCCTTTAGTTGGAAGTTCAGGCACGTCTTTATTCGAGGGTAAAAGATATTCTACATCATTCAACCACTCTTCTAAATAATTATGTTCTTTGTACATGTTGACTAATTCGGTGCGGATCGCCTTAAACATGCTCCCTGCGTGTTCCATATCTGTACCAAAGCTGTCATGAATCATAAAGAAATTATTGTTCCCCTTTTCTGCCTGATTCATGATAACCCGTTGCATGTGGCAAGCATCCATAGAGTGGATAAAGTTTGGTGCGATTGCTTGTGCTTGTCCTCGTGTGTCTATATCTGTACCCTCTTTAGGGACGTATAAGCGAATAAAACCCCCATTAAAGCGCATCTTACATGTTTCAATATTAGGTACAAACTTGTTCTGTTGAATCGGTAAGCCATTTGGGCTTGTCCATGCTACAGCCTCTCCGTTCTTTCCAATCATGCCTGCTATCTTTTTCAGCCATTCCATGCCTTCTACGGCTTTTACAACCGTTGTCGTCACCGCATCCCAAATAAGACCTGCCATGTAATTTGCGGCCTGTGAGCGGCTCAAGAAAATCGGGTTGTCTTTATGTTCGTCAATCCATGGCTTGATAATGTCGCTCTTGAGATTTTCGGAGAATCCATACTTACGGCTTCCGTATGCGAGGGTCATGACAGAGCGCTTGCACACTTTGCGCTTGATACCATCTGTACCAAACTTTTCTTGCGCATAAGACAACCATTCTGTGGCCAGCTCTTTTGTACCGTACACAATGCACTTTTTACCAGTGCTGTCAAGTACATATTCGCCACTTTTTTTGTCTTTTTTGTAGTCGTCTGTCGTCCCTGTGATGACATCTTGATGTAAGACAACATTTACTTTATCCGCCACAACTTGATAAATGTCATGCACGGTTTCGTCTGGGATTAAATTAACATTCTTTCCCCCAATTTCGTCTGCAAGTAGCATGGAGAAGTGCTGTAGACCTGAGCAGGTTCCGTCAAAACTGATAGGAAGACCCGACTTGAATCCCATAGCAGACCCGTCATGATCAGATTGGTAGACACGGAGTCTTTCAAACTCAAAGCAGAAAGCTAGAAATTCCATGGGACTCTCATCCCCTGCCACTTCGTCCCACCATGTGTACGTTAAAGGGGAAGCGGCGCTCCGTAAAATGTTGTCTTCATTATCAAGTACCCACTTGATACGTTCATCAAAGGGAATCTTGTCAAGCCCTGCAAAGCCTGCCCCTGCAATGTAAAACCACTTGAGGGCGTCGTCACTTGATAAGGGTGTCGGTTCCGCAAAGAGAAGTAAAGCTTTCTGTGTGTCGTCCCCTTGCGGATTCAAGGCAGGGCACATAGGGTAGATACGTCCTCTATAGTCTAAGTTCCACGGAAAATAGATTTTTTCATACTTGCTGTACTTCTTTGCACAGCCTAAAGAGGTATTTGTTCTAAGTACCTTGGATACTCTAGCCCTTTCATGCTTGTAATAAGCAACAAGACGTTTTTTGTGAGCTTCAAGTTCTTCGGGTGTCGGGTCAATCAAATGTGGAATTTTGGGCGTTTCGTCCGTTCTGGGAAGGCCCCCCAAGCCACCATGGTTCTCCATAATAGACACCATGGTATTAAGAATTCTTTCGTTAATTATAAAAGGTGTTGACTGTAAAGCATTAACGCACTTAAAAAGCCATGTCAAGTCAAGCTGTTCACACTTTTCTAAATACTGTGTCATATAAACATTATGTTGGTTAAAGTTGGCACGGATAAAATGAGCAAAAAGAGCATTTGCACCATAATAAGCACCTTCCCAAACACTACTCCATGGTTTAGGCGGAATAACACACGGATTGAATTTATACGTATTTAAAGCGAGCATATCAATACTTTTTTCCCATGTTTCTACAAGCCAGTCGGCGGCCTTTAAGGCTTTACGCTGTCTTAGTTTACCGTTTTTGTTTTCTGCTTCTGTTTTGTACTCAAAGTAGCCACTACCTTTTAAAACCGCATCCACTAAGACAAGTAGCAATTTATATAAATTGGTAGTGTCTAATTCTTGTGGTGTAAATCCCATAGCTTTATAGGCTTTATGAGCATATTGTACTTTGTACTCTTTTTGTCCCCTATGTTTTAAACCATCTTCAAAAAAGGCCCCATCCTGCCGTGTGGCACTTTTTAAGTATTCGTAACTCGCTATTTCTTCTCTAAATTCATCCGCAAGGCCATCCATAAAGCAATCGAGATATGTATAAGTATCTCCTGCGCTATGTAAGACAGCCCCAATAAGCGTATTTAAAATTGTGGTGACACTCATTTTAATTAGTGTGTCTTCATCCCCTTCATAAAGGGCCTTGAGTTGATTTACAACACCTTGATATTTTGGTACTACCCCTCTTTTTTTCTGAGGAAATAAAACGTTTTTCACGTTGTCATAGCAATCAGAAAATACATGTTCCATTAATTTGCTTCCTACTTTTGTTTCTCCTGCTTTACCATCTAAGGCCGCTTGAGCATAAGTAGCTTTTAATACCTGCTCCGCTAACTGTTTCGATTCTTTTTCAAGTGCTAATTGTTCTTGTAAAGTACCCTTGATTTTTTCCATATGCGTTTACTTCCTTTCTTTAAGTGACACATTTTTTCTTTATTTCGATAGGTGCCACAATTAAACTTTTAGGTTGACAAAATGTTTGTTAGTGTTTTAAACATACGTTTGGTGCTTGATTAAAAAATAATAAAGATAGGCAACAATCATCTATCTACGAACACTTGTTCGACACCTAGGGTATAAAAATGGCGTGTCCCTGCCGTGTTGGTAAAGACACGCCTTGAGTTAGAACTGTTGTTCGGTATTCTATTATTGTATCAAACATTCGTTTGCCTTGCTAGTAGTCATTAGCGCGCAAGACCACCATTAGGCCGTCAAAGTAATAATTAGCAACTACCTTGAAATTTTTCCCAACAACTCGTTCAAGCTCTCTCCGTGTTATGGGGGCGGCTACATAATTTGTGCCGTCAAATTCATTTTCTTCTACCCATGTGTCTCGTTCCACTTTCGTCGGGAAGGCATAGAAGTCATAAGCATTTCCGTTCATACTTGCATATGAAGTGCGGATGCCATAGCGACAATATTCAGCGTAATACATAAAACACCATTCCTTTCTTTGTTCTTCCTTGTAAGACTCTAATGGCCTTAATCAGACACACAAACTAGTTAAAAGTGCTTGTGTGTCTTGTTAAAGTCACAAGAGGTAAAAGCGAACTCTTTCCCCATCCATGCAGACGAAAAATTGATAATGGGAAACTTCACTTTGAAAGTCGTCGTCTTTTGTGACAAGCTGGCCCCCAATAGCGCATGAGGCTTCATCGCTATCATCCCATTCAGTACCCAATAAGAGAACGCTTTTTCCTTGCAGGTGCGCTTGTAATGCTTCTTGTGCTGTGATTTGCTTCATCATGATTATTTCCCCTTTCACATGTGTTCGATGTAATTGGCTAGACAACAAAGGCCAATAATGCAAGCGATGTAGACAAGTCCGTCTATTTTATGCCATATTTTCAACATGGTTCTTTCTCCGTTTCTGCCAGTATCACAAGGGACTTTTTACAGCCCCTTGCTTTTTGTACTGGCCGTTACAATTTATCTGTCATGCCCCGTCTTGACTAGCATTTTTTCCATGCAGTCACCACAGATGACATGAGTATTTTCCTTTCCCTTTACGGTTGCACCACATTTCGGGCAGAAATATGTAACACTCTTTGGGCGTGTTTTCTTGATTTTCTTCTTTGCTTCTCCCTTGAGAGCAAAGAGGGTATGACAAGGAATTAAGAGGGATTTTGGCATGGCCTGAAAAGCCAGATCAAATGCCCCACCTTCCTTGATGTAATGAGTCACATGCTGTCCCGTTCTTTTGCCATTTGGCGTACCGTCGGAAGATGTGATAAGCCCAACACGCTCCATTTTTTCCGCAAAGTCCTTATTGTGGTAGCAACGACGTGGAGCGGAGCCGTCGTATTCCTGCCACAGGTGGCACATTTCATGCACCAACGTGGCATATACTTCCTTGTCGGTACGTTCCCCATCCTTGAGGATGTAATCGGGATTGAGGGCAATTTCGCCCCACTGCTCAACCCCTTTGTCGTCCGTCCAAATCGACGGGGCATAGTAGCCGAACGTGTTACGTTCACGGTTAAGGGTAAGCATAACTTGTGGTAGGCTGTCTTTAAACAAAGCACCGTTGAAATAATCAAATGCGTCTTGCAAAACTTGATACTGCTTTTCTGTCGGTTTTACTAAAATTTTGGGTTCCATAATTTTCTCCCTTCTAATATTTACTCAGGGTACTAATGCCCTTATTCGAGACCACAAGGCGGGCTTGTGGCCTCTGATAAAGGCACAAGAAATTAGTGCTTATTCGTCGTCAATATCAATTTCAAAGTCGTAATTTTCATACCGTTCATCTTCAATGAGCCAGTCGGCTAATTCACTGAGGTAAACAATGCTATTTTTGTCACGGATGAGGCTGTACACACTTTGAATATTGGCATACCCGTTGAAATAAAACCACGGATCGTTAAAGGTGTAATCCCAAAGTAAATTGCACGGACGGCATCACTAGGACGGCTAAACAAATCGTTTAATACGTCCTCATTGTTTTCATAGATAACGTCGTCGGGTCGGCAGTCATAAGCGTAGTCGTTCCAAATATACATAACGTCATCTTCATCCATTTCGTACATCTGATTAATAAGCATTTCTTTCAATTTTTCGTCTGTCATGGTAATTTCTCCCTTCTAAATGTGGCTTGTCTCATCAGTAGGCAGGTTGCCAGCCTTGCCTAGACAAGGGATTTTTAGTCCCTTGTTTCGACAACCAAATGGTTGTATAGGAACTTAAAATTTATTGACAACCGTTTGGCTGTCTTCTTGTCTGTATCTTATCACATCCGTTAGGTTGTGTCAAGAGGTATTTTCAAATCTTTTAAAACCTCTTGCCTTGCCAAATGGCATATGATATAATAAGATTGTAACAACCGTTTGGCTGTTTACACTATTATAATATAACAACCATTTGGTTGTGTCAAGAGAAAGAAGGGAAAAATTTATGAGCATTAGCAAAAAACTTAGACAGCTACGAGAAGATAGGGAAAAGACACAAAGAGAAGTAGCAGAGGCCCTAGGAATAAAAGAACAGGTGTATCAAAGGTACGAGTATGGGACACGAGAACCAAAAATAGATATTATAAGGAAACTGGCTAAATACTATAATATCTCTGCTGATGAAATATTAGAGATAAAATAAATAAAGACACAAAAGGCCCTACACAAGCGTAAATGCTCATGTAGGGCCTATTCTTTATCTATCTATCATGTTTTTGATTAAAGACAACATCGTTCATATTTTCTATTGTTCTTAATTGTGATATATCTTTATCAAGCATATCTAAGTATATACAAATCTCTTCTAAATAGTGATTTTCTAATGATATTTTGAATAAATTAAGTATTGTCATTATCAAGGCTACATCAAGTTTGTTGTCTTTATTATTGATTGTGTATAAAGCATAAACACAAGCAACCTCTAATAAATAAAAATGTTGTTTCATCTTTACATATTTAAAGTAAGTCACAAAAAGAAGAAATAAAGTTAATAGAAGACACGCAATAATTATTTTGTTCACCATTTCCAACACTTCCTTTATACTATTTTATATCCCTATCATATCATAAATATCTATGTGTGTCTTTGTGTCTTCTCATCGTTTCTATTAGATACTATACAGTGTGATTGTATCGGCGACTACAAGGATACTAAGAGAATCTAAGAGGTACTAAGCGAGTCTAAGCGAGTCTAAGCGATACCAACAGATGACAGAACATATGTAAAAATACGATTGAACAAAATTTCAAAACACAACAGATAACCACTTCACTCCATGCACAACCATTCATATGTAAAGCAAAACAGATACAGTTGATTCAGTCAACTATCTAATAAATACCCTACATACTTACACGGTTCCGTGTGTACCATATAAAAACCATATGTAAACACGTATTTACAAGCACTTTATAAGCACGTATAATGCTTGTAGAGCTTGATAGCAAGCGATGTAGGGTATTATAAATTGTAATGGCCGATACAATAAGGGCTGGCTAGGTGCCATGGTGTGCAATCAGAACGGAAAAGACTGAAAATGTACTAGAAGTACTGTGAAGATGTGAAGCGGCCGAAACGAAGGCCATACGGGGGAAAATGGAACTCGAAACACGTCACGTAAGGCCTCACAGATTTTTTAGAATTTTTAGAGTCCGAAGCGTATCTAAGCGATTCTAAGCGTACCTGAAAGGAGAAGACACATAATGCCAAGAACACGACAAAGACGAAATAAGGGTGAAGGTTCGATAACCAAGACACCCAATGGGAAGTACAAAGCCACCATCACGATTGGAGTTGGTATTGATGGTAAGCAAAAGAGAAAATCAGTAACAAGAGACACCAAGCGAGAAGTCATAGAAGCAGTAACACTCTTGAAAGCCACATATGGGTTAGGGAATACAAAAACAATTAAAGACAAAACCCTACAGGAAGTATGTCTTGAATTTATAGACACCAAGAGTACACAGCTCTCTGTAGCGTCTTTAAAGAACTATAAGAGCCATATAAGGACATTAATAAGTGCCTTTGGTTCTACAATGTTGATTAAGAACATTAATAAAAATATGATAGAGAACTACTTTAAGATACAAATAAAGACACAAGGTATGCAAGTAAGCTCTTTAAAGAGAATAAGGGCTGTGTGGTCTGTCTTGATGAATGATGCAGTTCGTAAGGGGTATATAGACATCAATCCTGTTAAAGAAGCCACAATCCCCTTTCCTCGTGTTGTCCCTAAAGCAAATTCTATGATATTACCGACACCCAATGAATTTAATAAGCTTATAGAAACAGCCATGAAAAAAGCACACTGGTATGGTATCTTAATTTATTTAGCGTCTGTAACTGGTATGCGGCGAGGAGAATTATTAGGTCTTAAATGGTCTTGTGTGCATGAAGACACCAAGACAATCACGATCAATAATCAGATTGATATAACCGGAGTGGATGCACCTTTAAAGACAAAGAGTTCATATCGGACTATCCACGTCACCCCTAAAGCTTTTAAAATGTTAGACACCCTAAATAAAGATGGTGTCTATGTATTTACAGGGGTCAGACACCAAGCACCCCCTGTATCAAGAGCAACATTGGATTTATATAATCATGAGGTCTTTGCAAAAGCGCATATGCCCGAAGGGTTCACCTTTCATGATATAAGACACTACCATGCAACACAACTATTACAAAAGGGTATAAATCCTAAAGTAGTAAGCAGAAGGTTAGGGCATTCATCTATCACTACCACACTAAATCTTTATTTTAATTATCTACCAAGCATGGACGAAGAAGCAAGTACAGCGCTAGATGAATAAGTGCTTATCAGGTGCTTATCAGACAAACAGACACAAGTGCTTGTAATTAACAATCAAGTAAAATAGCTATATTTAGGCATCTTACGTCATTATTAATATTACAGTATATAATACCACATATAGGCCGCCCCTGTGAAGGGCTTTTTAGGGGCTGACGCCCCGTTCATCGTAGGTCGTTCATCGTTCATCGAGTTTGAGGCTGACAGCCCGCAGGTCGCAGGTCGCAAGCCGCTTCGAACTCAGATGCCACTTCGCGGCAACAGACTCAGAATAACGACATCGCCTCGAGTAACCCTAGGCTTGTGGAAAAATAGTGGCTCGTGGTTCGTGGCTCGTAAAAACCTACCATTATATTCGAATGGGCTGTGGTCAAATCTCGCAGCGGGACGCACAAGGCTCCCTTTATAGGGGAGCTGGCCGCCAAAGGCGGTCTGAGAGGTTA